GAACAATTACGAACACATGTCGGTAATACGTGTGTTATTGATTGTTTCAGTATGGTGTATCAGTACGTTGCCTCCATTAGCTGCTTACTTTGCCTTTAGGACGATATGTAGCGGGTGGTTCCAATCGTGCAAGAACCCTGTCTGGTTCTGGCCTTTAGTAAGTGTAACTACCATCATATGCTTGACAGTAGATATTGTCCTCACGTATAAGTACTTGTACTTGTACAAGATCAAGCATGTGAGAGTTTTTCGTCCGACCAGGCGAGACCTAGCTCAATTATTTACTCAAGTACTTGGTATTGAAGTACCCGATGCTGGTGTTTCTCGAAAGGGATTCTCTAATTTCATCAGTGCACTTGAAGGTACTAATGTATCTCTATACTTCTCTGAAGCCCAGAAGATAAGGAGTCGTATAGGATGTGAAAATACCAGGGAAACACAAAAATTGGCACGGAAGTATGTTAACGATCTTGTTTACAATACTGACGTGTTTAAAACACAAGTAGCAAGGAAGCAGGGTTATCAGGTTGTTAATCTGATCTACCCAATGGTGTTTATTAGTCCTGCCATGGAGAGGATAGGGTCAGCGTTCGCCAATTCTGATACAGCTCTATGGAACAGTGAGGATGTCGTCGCTCCTCACGTGGACCTGTACACCGGCTTACTTGAAACAAAAAATTGAGGTCGGGGTACACGGTACTACCTTATGCTTCGATACGATCTAAATGTGTCGACTCCAGGATTAAGGTAGTACCTTGTACGTCTGCTAAGAATAAACGAGAACCAAAGCTGAGAGCATTCAATGATATACGACCGTGGGGTAGGGTGATAACAGCATTCCATAACTCTACCGACAATTTAGTTCGTGGGTGTATAGAGAGGGTGCTCAATGCTTGGGACTCATCAATTAATAATATAGTACCAATTCCTAAACCGACTTACTTCCGGCAGACAAGGTTCCGGCAAAGGATTAGAGACCTGGTCAGCACCATAGCAAGATTAGTACCAGCAGCTAGATGTGATAGAGAGGTGTTCCCCCTCTATTTTCACGGCTCCAAGAGGAAAATCTATATGAGTGCTGTCTCGTCTCTAAAAACAATCCCGCTTAATGGTAAAGATAGTATCATCAAGATGTTTGTTAAGGACGAGAAACATGAGATGATCCCGGGTAAATTAGTGTGTCCCCGTGTGATACAACCACGCAATCCAAGATTCAATGTGGAACTTGGTTGCTACCTCAAACCCATTGAGGAGCAGTTGTATCATTCAGTAGATATGCTCTATGGACATGGTACATTTGTCTATCATGTCATCCAGAAGGGTTTCAATATGGATGAGGTGGCAGACAACATCAAACAATGCTGGGATACTTTTAGTCATCCAGTAGCTATTGGATGTGACGCCAGCAGGTTTGATGCACATGTAAGCGTAGAGGCGTTGAAAATGGAGCATTCGATCTATCATACTATTTACCAGCGTGATAAGTATCTTGAGCAACTATTGAGGTACCAATTAAAGACGCAAGCGATAGGCATCACTGATACTGATAGGGTGTATATGTCGCATGTTGGTGGCAGGTGTTCGGGTGATGTGAACACATCCTTAGGGAACTGCCTGATAGCATGCATACTCATGTACGTGATGTTTGAAGATCTTGGAGTCAACTGCAAACTCATTAACAATGGTGATGATTGTGTTATTGTGTGTGATAAGCAGGACGAAGCCAAGGTCCGTGATAATATCAAGCCCTTCTGGTTAGGGTGTGGGTTCACCATGAAGGTGGAACCATCCGTGTATGCTCTGGAGCAGATCGAGTTCTGTCAGATGCACCCTGTTTTGACCACCACTACCAAAGGTGATAGATACCGTATGTGTAGGAATCCTTTGACAGCATTGGTTAAAGATACAGTAGTGTTGAAAGATGTTCCTGACAGACTGCTAACAGCGTACACGTCTGAGTTGGGGAGAGCTGGGAAGGTGATGTACGGAGGCTTGCCGATATATAGAGAGTTGTACAAGAAGCTTGATTGCGGCGTGGCTCATGTACACTCGTGGACCGCAGGTTCATGGGTGGAATGGTGGGGAAAGGGGCTGATTAATTCTGTCGAAGCCACCATTGAGTCACGTGTCTCGTTTATGTATGCATTTGATCTTACACCAGGGGTCATTGAGGCATACGAGAG